CTTTCAAAACAATACGCTTCTTTGACATTTCGCTGTCAAATATGATACAATAAAAGCAAAGCGGGCGGGAAATGTCGTATTATCGGCGTTTCCCGCCTTTTCTGTTACTAATTTGTTATTAGTTCAATGTTCAAGCGCAGTTCTTCAATGTTCTTGTGAGTGTATACGCGCTCACCCGTTCCCTTTGATTTATGCCCCATAAGACGATCTATGCAAACCTTGTTCGCTCCGGCTGAATCAAGGCGAGAACGGAACGTGTGGCGGCACTCATGCGGGGTATGATCCATGTTCAGTGTGTTCATTAGTTCATTCCAAACATCCCGGTATTGGCTTTCGTTCAGCTTCTTTCCGTTGTACTCAAAGAGATACCCGCTTTTTGACTGTTCAAAGTGGCGTTGAACAATACTTTGAATTTTTGAATGAATGGGAACAAGACGGTTTTTGCCCGCCGCTGTTTTCACGCCCCCGATCATCGTTCCGGCGTTGAGGTCGATATTTGCCGTTTTCAGCCCGATCATTTCAGAGATGCGGAAACCCGTATACAGGAAGAACAGCACAGAATCCGCCCACTCTAAATTTTGGTTGTCCCAAAGCCGTTGTACCTCATCATCCGTGAAAATCTGCTTTGTGGTTTCGGGAATGGGGGCAGAGGTGAGCAGATCGGAACACTGCTTTTGGATTATGTCAAGTTCCATTGCAAAGCGGTCAAGATGCCCCCACAGGTTCTTTATTGCGCCTTGGGTGGAGTAGCCTTTGCCGCACCCGTCTATACAATCCTGCATTTGGTAAGACTTGATCTGATTGTACTTCAGTCCGCCCAATTTGGCGCAATGGTTATAGGCTGATTTGAGGGATGCCCGGTTAGCTTCGCCCAATTTACAAGCCCGTTTATCAAGCCATAGCTTGTAAAGTTCATCCAGTGTAATCTTGTCCGCTTCAATGTCCCACGGGGTAGCGTTGAACTTTGCAAGCAAAATTAGACCATCTTCCCGCGTGGCCGTGTAGCCTATGGGTTTCTGCTGTCCAGATTTACCCTCACGCACCACCCACGGTTTCCGCCTGTTCCCGGAAAGCCTAGTAACTGATCCGTACCGATTCGGATTTTTCACAGAAATCACCGCCTGTTCCTTGCATTTTGCACAGTTCGGCGGTATAATCAATATGACCGCCGAAATCACTTCATCCTTGATTTTTGGTCGTTTCCCCTGCTGGTGTTACCGCACTGGCAGGGGATTTTTTGTTTTTAGAAGCAAGCCTGAATAATAGCTTTATATTTGGATTCGTCAATATCCAAAAGACTTTTCTTTCCATCTTTGAAGATAACTTTCACTTGATACCCACCTTTCATTATCGCTCCGGCAGTTCCGCCCAAAACTTCATAGCTTTCAACCGTGGTGCTGTTCAGTGGTAACTTTTTAATAAGCCCTAACGAAATTGCAGTATTAGCGATACCACCGCCAACAACAAGGCTTCCTGCATAGTCGCCGTTTGTAACCATGTTTTTCATTGATATTCCGTCCTTTCTTTAGATTCTTGTCGTTACGAATAACAGTTACACAGGCTATCTTTACTATTATATATTATTTATTATATGTTGCTTTGCCGTATAATGACGCAACAGTTCGAGCCTAATATATAGAAATCAAACCGCAATGTAACAAACGTGACAAGATAAAATAATTAACGATTCTTAAATAAATTTTTACTATACACTTTGAAATCCTCAAAATGTACGGAGTGAAACAAGTGTAACTAGAACTTGACAAAGAACAAATTGCCCTCTATCCGCACGATTCTTTGACAGAATATTTTTCGTTTTCAAGCAACATATCGGTACGTTCAATGATTTTTCCTTGATCTACACTGTCAAGCCTTGAGAACTTTTTCAACATCTCACAAGCTGGATCACCAAACACTTCTTTTACATCATCGTATATAGCGGACTGCTTGGAAAATGTAGCGGAATCATCATTCCAACACATTAGATCGGCGGGAGATACGCCCAAAATTTTTGCGAGTTGTTCAATAGTGGATCGCTTGATGTTCTCCACTCTGCCGCACTCCCACTTATTCACAGCCGCCCGGTTAACACCCACCATCTTTCCTAATTCTTCTTGGGAAAATCCGTGAGATGTTCTAAGTTGCTTTATGTATTCGCCCATTGTCATTTTTTATTCACCTCCTAACTGTATCTTGATTGTAGCATATTTTTACAATTTAATCAATTATTTTTGAATTTGTATCTAAAAAACACTCATATTCTATTGACAAGATACAAAGCACGTGCTATACTCAATGTATCCTAACAAGATACATGAAAGGATGAAGTGAAGATGAAGAAACTCTCTGATAGGGTCTATAAGTCCCTCAAGGAAACGGGCGCATACGACACCGAATGTTATCACTGGTTCATCCAAGAGGGGGCGGTTCACCGGGCGTATGTGATCCGTGGCGCAACTGGCCGGGTGATTGGATGCGGTAGAATTACAACCGTGTGTGGCTGGAGAGATGGAAAGGCGGTTTACGAATGAGCGCAACGAGCCTAAAGCCTGTCATTGAGAAACTTGAAAGTTTATTTTCAAGTTTCAATCGGAAGTTCTACAACGGCGAACTTCAAATCCCGGTTATCACGGTAAGCCCGGACACGACAAAGGGTGCGTATGGGTGGTGTACTTCGTGGAAAGCATGGAGCAACCTTGACCCGGACAGCAAGACCACGGATATTTCCCAAATGAGCAAAGCGGATTTGGACGCGATGCAGAATGAGGGCTTTTACGAAATCAATATCTGTGCTGAACACCTTGCAAGACCCTTTGAACAGGTTGCGGAAACTCTGCTTCACGAAATGGTTCACCTGTACAATCTTCAGATCGGCGTACAGGATACAAGCCGGAACGGTACATATCACAACAAGAAGTTCAAGGAAGCGGCTGAACAGCACGGTTTGAATGTGGGCAAAGACCCTAAGTATGGGTGGACAATTACCACGCTGGACGAGGAAGCAAGGGCTTTCGTGGACAGTTTGCAGGACAAGAAGTTTGAACTTCACAGAAAGCACTTGCCGAAAATTCCCGGTCTGTCAAAAGCCAAACAGTCAAGCTGAAAATATGTTTGTCCGATGTGCGGCTTGATTATCCGGGCAACAAAGGAAGTCAACGTGATTTGCGGTGATTGCGGGTGTGCTTTTGAAGAGGATGAATAACATGAACGACAGAGCGAAAGAAATCATTGTTAGAGAGCTTAAACAACTGGTTTGGATGTGCCACAAGAACGACTTTGACGCGGAACAGGCACAGCATGAATTTTTCCGTTTTCGTGGAATGACCTTTGCGCTATGTCAAGCTGGCCTGATCTCTAAAGAATATCGAAAGATAATGAATGAGAACAGCAAGCGGGTTTACTGGAAAGCACGAAAAAGCCATTCGGGGGAGTAATCCCCCTACCTAATGTAGCCGTGGACGGTCACAAGCCCGTGTAAATACAGAGTGGGTAGCACCTTGAAAATTGAATCTGTCCGGCAACAGTATACAAAACTGGTAAGGGGTGACAATGTAAACCCCCTGCATAAGTGCCGTACATAATTTTGAAAGAAAGGATTGATTGTATGAATAAAAAGTTGCTTAGAAGCGAAATGATTCTCCACGATGATACCAATTCTACGCTTGCAAATGCGTTGGGTATCTCCCCGCAGTCCCTTTCCTCTAAGATGAACGAAACCAACGGGGCGGAGTTCACCCAAAAGGAAATTTCTAAGATTCGCGCAAGGTACAACTTGACGGATGAAAAGGTAATCGCTATTTTTTTCACCGCAAGTGTATCTTAAATAGATACAAATGAAAGGATGAAGTGATCTAAAAATGTCGTTTGCAAACAAGCTGAAAGGCTTGATGGAAGAACTTGATCTTACACAGGCTAAGGTTTCAGACTTAACCGGGATCGGGCGTTCTTCTATCAGTCAGTACGTTTCCGGCAAAAATGAGCCGTCTAAGGAACGCCGGAAAGAGATTGCCCGTTCGCTGGGCGTACAGGATAACTACTTTGAAGAGTATGACCCGGTTGCAACTGTTCAATACAATTCAACCGTCAATCTCCCTGTTGAACTTGTGGCAAAGCTTATGAAAAAATCCCCCCGGTTTGTTCGCCGGGGCTTACAGGACGGGGTTTTCCCGTGGGGTTACGCCGTGAAGCTGGAACATTGGAGTTACTTCATTTCCTCTGTTAAGTTCACCGAATGCACCGGGATTCAGATTCCCGCTGTTGAGGTATCGGCATGAACGGCAAGTATTACGGACGCTTGGAAGTCCGTTACCACAAGAAAGAAGCCGCAAGGCTTGAGCATATCAAAAACAAAAGAAAGAGGTCTAAGACGATGGTTAAAGGCTATAAGGTGTTCAACCCTGATTGGACGTGTAAGGGCAAGCAGTATACTTGCCCCGGCACTTTTGAAGAGGATGTAAACCCGTCTGTCTGCAATGTGGGTATGCACTTCTGCAAAAATGCCGCAGACTGTTTCCGTTACTATGATTTTGACCCGAATAACCACGTTGCTGAAGTGATCGCCCACGGTACAGTTGCAGAGGGCGAGGATAAGTGTGCAACGAACAAGCTGGAAATCGTGCGGGAAATCCCTTGGGGTGAAGTCCTTGAGATCGTGAACACGGGAAAGGCTTGCACTGGACGTTGCAACAGCGGCAACCGCAACAGCGGCAACCGCAACAGCGGCAACCGCAACAGCGGCGACTGGAACAGCGGCGACTGCAACAGCGGCGACTGCAACAGCGGCGACTGGAACAAAACATCCTTTTCCAATGGCTGTTTCAATACGGTATCGCCAAAAATCTATATGTTCAACAAGCCCACCGACTGGACGCTTGAGCACTGGCTTAACTGCCGCGCCCGCCATCTGCTGAATCAGATTGACGATTGCCCGCTTGAATACGTCTGGTTCGACAGTATGACCGATGAAGAAAAGGCGGCGCACCCTGAAGCCGAAACTACGGGCGGCTATCTGAAAGAGCGTACCACGGCGGATAACGCCCGGAAATGGTGGGCGGGGCTTAGTGCCGATGATCGCAACATCATTTTCAGCTTGCCGAACTTCGATGCGGCGATTTTCAAGGAAATCACCGGGATTGACGTTGACGCGGAATAAGGGGGTATCTGCTATGAAAGAGTACATGATCGTTAAAGTACAGTTTAACGTGAGTTCTAAGACTTGCACGGGCAAGCTGTACACGTTCCTTGCCTATGAGGAATACACGCCCGGTGACGTGGTGGTTGTTGATACGCAGAACGGTTTCCAGCTTGCCACGGTTGAGGGTATAGCGTCTAAGATTCCCGATGGAATCCCCACGGGCGGTCTGAAAGAGATCGTTTGCAAGGTGGATTTCACCGCATGGAACGAACGCCGGGAGCGGGCAAAGCGCATGAACGAACTTCAGTGCATGATGAACAACAGGGTTAGGGATTTGCAGGAAACGGCACTCTTTGAAATGCTGGCAAGCAAAGACCCGGAACTGAAAGCCATGCTTGACGAATACAAGACCTTGCGGGGGTGCTAATGTGGAACTTTACCCCCATCAACAGACCGCCTTAGAAGAAACCCGGCAATATAGCCGCGTTGCCTACTATCTGGATATGGGTTTAGGGAAAACCTTTGTCGGATCAGAAAAAATGCGGGAACTGAACAGCCCCGTGAATCTGATCGTGTGCCAAAAGTCCAAAGTTGAGGACTGGGAAAAACACATGATAGAAAATTATGCAATGGATCACTGTTGGATAATTTATAACCTGACTGATAAAAAGGATTTTGAACGCTTCTTCAAAGAAGTAAAAACCCGGAAATCTGGTGATCCTACCATTTGCGGCGTTATCAACTATGATTTGCTGTTCAGACGGGCAGAAATAGCCCATTTAACGGGCTTTACTCTCATGCTTGATGAATCATCCATCATTCAGAATGAGGGCGCAAAACGCTCTAAATTCGTCTTAGGATTGCACCCGGACAACGTAATCTTGCTTTCTGGTACACCAACAGCCGGAAAGTATGAAAAACTTTGGTCACAACTGCACCTTTTGGGATGGGGAATCAGCAAAGACCTGTTCTATAAGCAGTATGTAACGACAGAGTGGATGGAAGATTCACAGAGCGGCTTTCGGATAAAGGTTGTAACGGGCTATAAAAATGTGGACAGGCTGAAAGCGAAACTTGCCCAACATGGGGCGGTTTTTATGAAGTCTGAAGATGTTTTTACCTTGCCCGAACAGTCCTTTATCTCTGTAACGTCCAAAATACCCGGATGTTACAAGAAGTTCATGCGGGATGATGTGATAACCATTGACGGGCGGGAGTATGTGGGAGATACCACCTTATCAAAACGCATATACGCTCGGATGATGTGCAGTTTCTTAAACCGTGAGCGCGTGGCGGCGTTTGTGGATTTGGTACATTCAACGGAAGATCGTTTGATCGTGTTCTACAACTTCAATGAAGAATTGAACACGATGTTAGAAGCCCTTACCACCTATACGGGGGAGATGGAGCGGCCTTGTTCCATCATTAACGGTGAGAAAAACGATTTGACCGCTTACGATCAGTACGAAAATTCAATCACGTTCATTCAGTATCAAGCCGGGTCTATGGGCGTGAATCTGCAAAAAGCCAATAAGATTATCTATTTTTCACTGACCGATAGAAGCGAACTTTTCGAACAGTCCAAAAAGCGGATTCACCGCATTGGACAAACTCAACCTTGCTTCTACTATCAAATGATATGCCCCGGAACTGTGGAAGAAGATATTTTAGAAGCTTTGAAGATGCGAAAGGATTATACAGATGAATTGTTCAAAGCCTATCAAGCGGCGCACCATTGCTAACCGCATTATCACTTCTTGGGTCATTATCGCCCTGATCTTTTCGATTGTCGGGTTTGCAATCGGCACGGTTTCCCATTCCAGCAAGCCCAAAACCGAAACCCTGATCTATGGCCGCGCGGCGGACGGTAAGATTTTTGATGGCGATATGTCCGTGAGTTATGAGAGTGAAGATACCCTCTTTGTTCCTCTGGGCGTTCCCCTTGATTCGGACGTGCAAGAGTTCATTTATTACCTGTCTAAAGGCTACAACATGGATTTTACCTTTGTTATGGCTATCATTCAGCAGGAAAGCGGCTATCAGCCGGACGCGGTGAGTAATACCGATGATTACGGTTTGATGCAGATCAACAAGGTAAACCACGGCTATATCACGGACGAAATCGGCGTGACAAACTACCTTGATCCCTACGAGAACGTAAGAGCCGGGATGTTCATTCTTCGTAAATTGTTTGAGAAGTACGAAACCCCGGAAAAAGTCTTGATGGCCTACAACTTAGGCGAGAGCGGGGCTAAAGCCCTTTGGGACAAGGGCGTTTTTGAAACCAACTATTCAAAATCTGTTCAACGGATTCAAAGTGAATTGAACAACATGAAAGGATGAAGCAACTATGAAACTCTGTAAAGAAGCTGTGGACAACGCCACGGCTTGTGGTAAGAAGTGCTGTTGTTTGGAATGTGATCGGCGGGAAAGCTGTTCTGAAGTGTGCAGTGAACTTTCGGAAAATTGCGAGTTTGCGTTTGAAAGCGATACGTCACTTGTTGAAATGCAGAAGAACGCGGCGGTTATCATTTCCAGCATTGCCGCCCTTGCAGTCCAGAAGAAGCAGATCGAGGAACAGGAAAAGACAATGCGCGACAAGTTGCGTGAAACTATGGAGAGTTACGGCGTGAAGTCCTTTGAAACGCCTGAAGTTAAGTTCCTTTACATCCCGGCCACTACCCGCACCACCGTTGACACGGCAAAGCTGAAAAAAGCAATGCCGGACGTGGTGGAGAAGTACAGCAAGATCACTAATGTTTCCGCGTCCGTCAAGATCACAGTGAAATGAGTGAGAGAACGCCACGTTTCCTTTGGATGGAAGTTTCAAGGGATGAATACGAATTGCCGTTAGCTGTGGCGGATTCGGCTTTGGAACTTGCAAAGGTTTTGGGGCTGAAAGATGAAAATTCGGTCATATCCTCTGCAAGCAGAGCGAAACGCGGCGGTTATTGGTGCAAATACAAACGTGTTCCTTATCTGAAAGAGTAGGTGATCTAATGGAAAATGAGGTTATTTTAATGTCTCCGCCCGGTGCTACTGGGAGTAAGCGGCATAGGTTTTGCAAGGTTGAACACAACGGTAAAAGCTACTGGGTAGACCTGACGGCAACCCGTAGATTACGGGGCATTGACAGCGCAAGGCTGTACACGCTGAAAGATGGTAGGCTGATTGTTGCAAGGCTGGTTCGTGTGTCTGTTCTTCGCTCACAGGGGGTGATCTGATGACAAGGACTGACAGAGAATTCGATCCGGGTGAATCCTTTGACGGGGGCTATCACCTTTATGCAAAGGAAAAGCATAAGGAACGAGTTGCAAAAAATTCTGAACGGATTGACTACGCAATCAAGCAATTTGAGTTGAACAACATTGAATTCACCTTGAAAAATGAGCAATGCGGGCATTTCCATTGCAGAAGAAAGTCAGATGATAAGCTGTTTCAGTTTTGGGCTGGAACAGGGAAAATCCTTGGATATGACCGTTTGCGGGGAATTCATTCGCTTATCAAATTATTGTTGGGGTGATGCAATGGCAGAAGAAAAACTTTTTGAAAAACGCCTTGAGCGTTATTTGGAAAAGCAAGGCATTTATCCTTTTGGCCGTGCCGCTGATCGGATGCCCGTTCCGCCCATTGGATACTATGAAAAGCGTTGGGGCGGCGGGTTTTCTAAGTCCGGCTTGCCTGATCTGCACCTTGTCGCTAATGCAATCAGCCTTGACGTGGAGCTGAAAGCCCCAACGGGTAGGCCGTCCCCGCTTCAAAAGTTCATGGTTTCCCAAATCAACAACGCCGGGTCTATCGGGGTGATCCTTTACCCCGATGGATTCGAGGACTTCAAAAATCTGTTAGAGGGGGTGATCCAGTGCAATACTCACATTCCCGTGTTGAATGCTTTGAAAAATGCCCATTCAAGTACCAAATGCGCTATCTTCAGCGGTTGAACACCCTGCCCCCGGATGATGCGGACAGCCCGTTGATTTTGGGAACGGCGTTACACACTGGCATTGAAGAAAGCCTTGAAGCGGCGGTGAAAAAATACTGTTCTAGCTATCCGATTATTACGGATGAACACATTAACGAGGTTATCAAGCTGGAACACGTTATCCCGCTGGCAAGGGCAGGAATTCCGCCCGGTGGCGCGTTTGAAGTCCCCATTATGGACAAGGACTTTATAGGCTACATTGATTACCTTGTGCCAATTAACAAAGTTGATGGTACTGAATATTTTGATCTCTACGACTTCAAATATTCAAACAATATTCAAAGTTACAAGAAATCTAATCAGTTGCACCTTTACAAATACTTCTTTGAGCGGAACAACCCCGGCAAGAAGATTAGAAACCTGTATCTGTTCTTTGTTCCTAAAGTCCAGATTCGGCAAAAGAAAGGTGAAACGCTTCTTGACTTTAGGGAGCGGCTGAAAGACGAACTTGCCGGGGTTGATGTTCAAACGGTTCAAGTGGAGTTTGATTATTCAAAAGTGATTGAATTTCTGCTTGAGATAAAGACGGTGAACGAAACAACAGAGTTCACAAAAACAGAATCGTACTTATGCCGATTCTGTGAATATCAAGATTTTTGTGAGAAAGGATGGGATTTTATGATTCTCCCCGAAAACAAACGCCGCAACATTGAACAGGTTCACAAGCGTAAGCTGTGGATTTATGGCGCACCGTTCAGCGGCAAGACCACTTTTGCCAACTCTTTTCCTGATCCGCTCATGCTCAACACGGACGGTAATGTTGAGAACGTGGACGCGCCTTACATCCCTATCCGCGATAACGTCAAGGTTGAGGGGCGCATGACAAAGCGCACCCTTGCATGGGAAGTGTTCAAAGATACCATTTCCGAACTGGAAAAGAAGCAGAACACCTTTAAGACCATCGTTGTTGACCTGCTGGAAGATACTTATGAATCTTGCCGGGTTTATATGTATCAGCAGATGGGCATTACCCATGAATCTGATGATTCTTTCCGGGCGTGGGATAAGGTGCGCGGTGAGTACCTGAACACCATGAAGCGGCTTATGGTGCTGGACTATGAAAACATCGTGCTTATTTCCCATGAGGATATGAGCAAGGATATTACCCGCAAGGGCGGTGACAAGATCACGGCTATTAAGCCCGCTGGACTGCCTGATAAGGTGGCTAACAAGGTTGCGGGTATGGTTGACGTGGTTGCCCGTATCGTGGCTGATGGCGAAACCCGCACGTTCTCTTTCAAGTCCAATGAGGTTGTCTTTGGTGGTGGCCGCTTGCGTGTCGCCGCAAAGGATCTGCCGCTTGATGTGGATGCACTCTTTGCCGTGTACGATGAAGCTAACAAGAACGCCGCAAACGGCGTATCTGAAAGCAAGCCGCAGACCGAAACCACCGAACGTGCCGGACGTTCCCGCCGTAAGGCAGAGGAAAAGCCCGTCACCCCGGCAGAGAAGCCGCAGGAACAGCCTGAACAGGTCAAACCTGTAAACGATACACCCGCAGAAGAAACCCCGCAGGAATCCCCCGCAGAGGGCGAGAGCGCACCCGCCGAAAATGCCGATGATGGCAACCCCCCGATGGACGGTGCGGCTGAAGTCAACGCGCCCAATGCACAGCCCGAACAGCCCGCCGAACATCCGCGCCGCAAGCGTAGAGTGCGGGAAGCCTAATCACAACCGACTGTAAGAAAGGACTATAACAATGAGCATTTTCGATGAATTTGACGCTAACTTTGATACCGCTGGTTTGGCGAAAGATGCCGCTGAAGCCGCAAAGAACGGCGGCACCCGCCGTGAAGTTCCCCACGGTACTTATGAGGTGGAGATCAATAAGCTGGAACTGGGTAAGAGCAAAAAGGGTGATCCCATGTTCTCTTGCTGGTTTAAGATTCTCACGGGTGAGTACAAGGGAAGCATGATCTTCCTCAACCAGATCGTGACGCAGGGTTTCCAGATCGGCATTGTGGACGAGTTCTTGCGTTCGCTTATGTCCGAAATGGATGCACCGATCCCCGTTCAGTTTCAGACCTACAATCAGTACAACAATCTGATTCTGGATATTATGGAAGCTATTGACGGGAACTTTGAGTACGCTTTGGAGTACGGCGAGAACAAAAAGGGCTTTAACACGTTCAAGATCACGGAAGTTTACGCCCTTGTGGACGAGGACTAAGCCCCGGCTTGTGACCTGACAAGATAAACAGGCGGGCGGGTATGGTGGGAATTTCAAAGAAAGAGGGTGATTGCTATTCTATTTTACGATTTTGAGGTTTTCGCTTATGACTGGCTTGTTGTCATTATTGATATGGTGGAGAAGAAAACCCACGTCATTATCAATGACAAGGCGGAACTTGAAGCCTTTTATGAAGCGCATAAAACCCGAATTTGGGTAGGATTCAACAGCCGCCACTACGATCAATACATCTTACAAGGGATTCTGTGTGGGTTCAACGCTAAGAAGCTAAATGATTACATCATTGTCAAGGGTAAACCCGGCTGGCAGTATAGCAACCTCTTAAAGAGTTACCCGCTTCTTAATTACGATGTAATGTTGAATACCGATGTGAGCTTGAAGTCCTTTGAGGGTTTCATGGGTAATGATATTCGGGAAACGGAAGTACCCTTTAACCTTGACCGCAAGTTGACGGATGCAGAGATCAAACAAACCGTTTTTTATTGTACCCATGACGTTGAACAGACCATACAAGTTTTCATGCGCCGAACGCAAGAGTTCAACACCATGATGTATTTTATCAAACACTTTGAACTAGGAATTGAATACATTTCCAAAACTAAACCACAGCTTGCCGCAACTATTTTGGGCGGCAACAGGAAAGGCGCAAGTTTTGATGATGAATTTGATTTCCCGATTCTACCGTGTTTGCGCCTGAACAAGTACAAGCATATTGCGGACTGGTACGCAAACCCTGAAAACCACGATTACGAGAAAAAGCAGGGTAAACAGATGATCGCCGGGGTTGAACATACCTTTGCATGGGGCGGCGGACACGGTGCGCGGGCTAAGTATTCCGCCGATGGCGTGTTCATCATCATTGACGTTACCGCCTATTACCCGTCTTTGCAGAAACAATATCACTTCGGCTATCGGGTAATGGATCACCCTGAAAATTTTGAGTTTATCCACGATTCCAACATAGCCTTTAAGCGCAAGGGCGACAAGAAAGCCCGTCAGCCGTTCAAGATCATGGATAACGCCATTTCCGGGCAGATGAAACAAAAATCATCCGCCCTATATGACCCCATGAGTAACAACGCTATCTGTATCAACGGACAGTTGCTTTTGCTTGACCTTGTGGAACATCTTGAGGGGCATTGTGAACTGATCCAGAACAACACAGACGGTATCATTGTTAAGGTCGCGGACTATGACCGGGATTTTGAAGTTTTGGATGATATTGTTTGGGAGTGGGAACAGCGCACAGGTATGCGCATGGATTTTGATACTTACTTTGGAACGATCTATCAGAAAGACGTTAATAATTATCTGTTGGTTGACCGGGAAACGGGTGCAGTAAAACGCAAGGGCGGCTATGTTATGAAGCTGGACGATCTAAGCTATGATCTCCCCATCATAAACAAAGCCCTTGTTGATTACATGATCCATCAAATCCCGGTGCGCCGGACGATTTCAGAGTGTCAAGACCTACGCGAATTTCAGCTTGTTTCCCGGATCAGTAGCAAGTATACGCACATCATGTACGGCGATAAGCCGCTGAAAGAGCGGTGCATCCGCATTTTTGCTTCTACTGATCCAAACGATCCCGGCGTGAAAAAAGTGAAAGCGTCCAATGGGCGGCTGGAAAAATTACAAAACTCCCCGGAACACTGTTTTATCTATAACGATGATGTAAAAGATGTTCGAGTGCCGGACAAGCTGGATCGCCAATGGTACATCAATTTTGCAAACAAACGTCTTGAAGATTTTGGAGTAAGTTAAAATGGACGATTTTTATAAAACCTGTCGTTGGTGTCGCTGGAATAAAAACGGCGAGTGTAAGCATAGTGGCACTTTTGCTGTGGACTCCCTTAAAGCAGAGTGCAAATTGGATGATGGGATCATCTATGAAGCGGTCAAGGAAGCCTTTTCCGATAAAGCTTTTGTAAAACTGAAAAGGAATCTTGAAAGTTCACTTTCAAAGAAAAAAGCGAACTTGTTCTATCAAGAGTTCTTGCAGGAACTTGAAGATATGCAACGCGATTGGGCGATGGCTATTGATGATGCTGTGAGCGCAAAGATCAATTATGAACTTGAGGGCGCGAACGGGCTTTCCGTAGAACTTGCCGATGAGGATTCGTTTTGCTGTAAGTATTGGGAATAAGGACGGTGATAAATTTTGTTCTTTCGCGGATATGTTGAAACCAAAGATAAACAGTGCGTGGAGAAGTTCAAGGGCAGGACGGACTTTAAGACCTATGAACAGGTGAAGTCTTTACCAGAGTTCGCCGGGATTCTGGCAGAAGATACGATCCTTGTTGATCTGGACGATGGGGAAAGTTCGGATGTTCTGTTCAAAGTTGTTCAAGATTATTCTTTGAACTGCCGCGTTTATCGTACCACGCGGGGCAAGCACTTCTTGTTCAAAAATAGCGGCGTGGGCGGCTGTAAGACCCATTGCACCCTTGCAATCGGCTTGAAAGCTGATATTAAGGTTGGCGTGAAAAGTTCCTATGAAGTGCTTAAATACGGCGGTGTAGAGCGTGAAATTCTCTATGATACCGCCGAAAATGAGCAAGCACAACCACTCCCCCGGTGGCTGTTCCCTGTCCGTAGTAAGATGGCATTTCTTGATATGGAAGAGGGAGACGGACGAAATCAAGCCCTGTTCAACTACATTCTGACCCTGCAAAGCAATGATTTTACTGTGGAAGAAGCGCGGGAAACCATTCGGATCATCAATAAGTATGTGTTGAAAGTTCCACTGTCAGACAGCGAGATTGAAACTATCTTGCGGGATGATTCGTTCAAGAAACCCGTTTTCTACAACGGTAGCACGTTCTTGTTTGATAAGTTTGCTATCTTCCTGAAGAACAACGCCCATATCATCAAGATCAATAATCAGTTGCACATTTACAAGGACGGTATCTATACCGCTGGATATGGCGAGATTGAAGCCGCCATGATTAAGCACATCCCCGATCTAAACCGTGCAAAGCGGTCTGAAGTCGTTGATTATCTTGATCTGCTGATCCGGGACAACACTAAACCAGAGGACGCGCACCTAATCGCCTTTAAGAACGGCCTGTATAACATCATTGACGGTTCTTTTGCAGGCTTTACCCCGGAACACATTATCACCAATAAGATTCCTTGGGACTATACGCCGGGGGCTTATTGCGAACTGGCAGACAAGACCCTTGATAACATCGCTTGCCATGATTCACAGGTGCGTTTACTACTGGAAGAAGCTATTGGTTATTGCTTCTACCGCTGGAACGAACTTGGAAAGGCTTTTATCCTGACAGGTGACAAAAGCAACGGTAAATCAACCTATCTGTCTATGGTGCAGAATCTTTTAGGTGAAGAAAACATTTGCGCTTTGGACTTGAAAGAACTTGGAGATCGCTTCAAAACTGCTGAGATGTTCGGTAAATTGGCGAACATTGGTGACGATATAGGCGATGAGTTTATAGCAAACCCCGCCGTTTTTAAGAAGCTGGTAACGGGTGATCGCGTATCTGCTGAACGCAAGGGGCAAAACCCGTTTGAGTTCAACAACTATTCAAAGTTCTTGTTTTCCGCAAACCAGATTCCCCGTATCAAGGACAAAACGGGTGCAGTTCAGCGGCGTTTGGTTATTATCCCGTTCGATGCTAACTTCTCAAAGGATAAGGCGGGGTTTGATCCCACTATCAAGCACAAGCTGAAATCTCCTGAAACGATGGAATATCTTATCAATCTTGGGCTTGCTGGCCTGAAGCGTATTCTTGAAAATCGTGGTTTCACCGATTCGGACAAGGTAAAGAAAGCTCTGGACGAATACGAGGAAGATAACAACCCGATTTTGGGCTTTTTTAGAGAGTGCGAGGATGAAGATTTTCACATTGAAGATAATTCAACGGATGCGGTTTATTCGAGGTATCAAGAATACTGCTTAGCGAACAACTTACAGCCTATGAGTAAAACGGGTTTTTCCCGGCAGATTACCCGCAATCTGCATCTTCATAGTGAAGTTCGCCGGGTTGGAAAAAAGACTGCCCGTTTCTATGTTGCGGGAGATCAGAATTAAAGAGGTGAATACTTTGATCTTTACCGAGAGAGAGAGAGAGAGAGAGAGAACAGCATGGTTACTTCGTTGGTAACAGGCGCAACCGGGATGCTGAAATACACGACTATTACGCCACTGAGCCAAAGGCAACAGAAATTTTACTTGAGCAAGAACGCTTTGCCCCGGTGGTGTGGGAGTGCGCTTGTGGTGAGGGGCATATTTCTAAGGTGCTTGAATCGCACGGGTACGATGTTGTTAGCACCGATTTAGTATACCGTGGATATGGCCGTTTGAATTCGTGCGATTTTTTATTAGAAAATGTTGTGGATTTCAGCGGCGATATTATCACAAACCCGCCTTATAAATACGCCCTTGAATTTGTTGAACACGCTTTGAACATCGTTCAGCCGGGGCGTAAAGTTGCAATGTTTTTGAAGCTAACTTTTCTTGAGGGAAAAGCCCGCAAAGCGTTCTTCCTGAAGAATCCGCCCAAAGTCGTATATGTTAGTTCTTCCCGGCTGGAATGTGGGAAGAACGGCAAATTTGAAAGCAAAAACGCTGTTGCGTATGCGTGGTTCGTATGGGAAAAGGGCTTTAGCGGTGATCCTATTATCAAATGGATAAATTGAGTATGGAAAAACTTCACTTTCAAGCAAAATCCACGGCTAATCTTGTAAAGCTAGGTTGCACCATCCTTTTTGAAAAAGGAAACAAGGTGGATGATCTTGGGATAGTGTGGCATGAATACTTTAACGGTGACAAAGGAGATCAGCTTTTTCAGTGCTTTATGGAAGAAGTGTTCCCGAATGGGTGTACCATTGGAGAAAGGGAGTTGATGCAGATCACCAATAAAGCAATTAGCTTTTTAGAAACAGACGTTTCAGCCCTTGAAGCTAAGGCGACTATTGATAAAAGGCGGTTTGCTTACTGGGTATATTTTGCCCCTACTCATACAGTTTCCGGGTGCTGGTTTGCAGAACATGAAGAAACCGTGATACAAATTTTAACAAATTATTTCGGGAAATCCATTGAGGATTTCACCCCCGATGATCTAAAGCGATTTATTATCGCTTCCTTTGAGATTCGTTCAGATAATTCGTCCGTTCGTTCGATTGCGGATGATGCCGAATTTATTCAAAGAGCCGTTCGCACAAGGTCGGTTCGATTAAAAGAAAGGATGGTCTATTATGGAGTATGAGTTGGTTTATGGTCTGCCCAAAGCTGATATTGTAGAGCGGGGGCGTAACTGGTAATGCACGTTTATTCAACTAAGTTCAAGAAGAATGTGAACTTGCCGTATGCAAAGGTAGGCAAACAGGTTTTTAGAAGCCTACACGATGCCGAAACCTATTGCGGGGAAAACGGCCTTGACCCGGATTCAGCGATTGAATACGGGAACGATCCAGACCTTAGAAACCAATGCGCGGAAATTGCCAAATATCAAAAAGCCGTTCTTCGCCGTACTGAAAGCAAAATACGAAAGCAGATTGAAAAGTTGCATACGGATATTGAAAGGGATAGCGAAAGGCTGAAATCCTGTCACCATCTGGATGAACGATCTTGCGAGGATAGGTTACATGAAGATGTTGCCAAACATACGGCAATGTATGACGCGCTAAAAATTGTTTCCGATATGGTTACAGAACTTGAATGGTTATCCAACTGGAAAGATTGAAAGGACTGACTATGAACAATCCGGCTAATCCCAAATGCAACGCAGAGGGGTATAACGATCCTACGGCGTTTTATGGTACACAGAAAATCGTTCGGGAAGAATCGGAAACCGAACGGCGGGCAAATGAACTTATCAAGGTGTTAAAGTTCATTATTCGTTCAACGGGCTTTGAACTGATTGAACGTGTTAAGATTCGTGACGTGAAAACGGGAAAGGAGTTCAGATAATGAACATTGATGAACGCTATCGAGCGGCAGAGGATGAAGCCCAACTTGAGTACATCAAGCAGTGGAGAGAGCGCAAGCGCAAGAAAAAGGACAGGCGCAAGGACTATTGGATGGAAACCGTTTGACATTTACGGATGTTCTTTGATATGCTCTTTAAGTTCGTTAAGGGGGAATGAAAATGGGGATGCTTGCACAAATCAGTGACGCGGTAAACGCCGCTTTTGCAGAGTATAAGAAAGAATTTGGAGAGAACGCCCAAATCACCGATGGTACGGAGTTTGTGACGGTGTTCAATAACTGTGCGCTGATCGTTCGGGCAGAGGGCGACACGCTCAAAACGGAGTTTATCGGCGGCAAGCCGTATCAAGTAGATATGAGCCTTGCAATCTATGATGAGGTGGAAAAGAATGGACAGATTCAAATTGACTAAGCAGGATCGGATCAATCAGTATAAAATCATCATGTACAACGTGAAAGGTGATTTGGAATACTACACCCGCCCCGATACCGTGCGGCGGCTTGATGAAATGGGATTCTTCGATGCGCCCGCTTCGATCAACCACCACGGCGCACTGTTCGATCATTCTCTTGCCGTTACGGGTTCTCTACTGGATTCCACGGAAAAGCTGGGCTTGACGTGGAGCAATGCGAGAAGTCCTTACATTGTGGGTATGTTCCACGATCTGTGCAAGTGCGATAATTACAAAGTGGTGGATGGAAAATGGAAGTATAACCCGAATATGATTCTTCCCGGCCACGGCGAAAAGTCGATCATCATGCTTCAGAATATCGCCCCCGATGCTTTGACAAATGAAGAGATTGCTTGCATCCGCTGGCACATGGGCGCATTTGATGATCGGAATAATTGGGAGTATTACACCCGTGCCGTTGCAAAGTTTCCGAATGTCATGTACACCCATGCGGCAGATATGGCGGCGGCATACATTGTGGGGGTGTAAATTTTGATTGATTTACTTCAAAATATTTTCGAGCTGGCAAAGAATATAGTTGGCTGTGCAGGACTTCTTTATTTCTTTTTGATCCTTGTGGGTAAGGTGCTGGATGCGGCAGATAACATAAAACAGAAGCTGCGTTCTCTGAGAAAACGAGGGAGAGCGTACCGGGAATACAAACGCCTATATAATGACTTCTGTACTTACAGAACGGATTTGGAACATTGGCGAGAGATGCACGAAAGGTGGGCTAAGGGCGATGAGTAACAGGCTTTGTAAGGACTGCTTGCATTGCAAGAGCAAACAGACGGGCGTTGTGACGTTCCGTTATTGGTGCGAGATCACAAAAGTGGGCGTTCGCCCGTGGATGGAAAAGCCGCACCCCAAATGCCCGCTCAAGAGTGGCAGGGCGGGACGCTTTGAAAGTTAAGATTCAAAGTGTTACATTCATTACAGAAATTACAGTTTTGTTATTTTAAGATGTAACGCAAAAATTTATTGAAGAATCGTTATTTATCATATAGCGTTACACTCATTACATTTATTTATAAGTTCTTTATAAATTGACGCTCTTGTTGCTTCGTCACGCAATAACGCAACAATATAAAGAATATAATATATATAGTAAATATAGTGCGTAACTGTTATTCGTAACGATGAGTTTGTAAAAAATAACGATAATTCGTAAAAGGAGTGTTACTCAAAGAAAAGAGGTTTGAGAAGTGACAGCGAAAGAGTATTTACAACAGCTTGAACGCGCGGATGCTATCATAGAGCAGAAGATGAAAGAACAGGCTGATCTTGAAGAATTATCTAAGTGCGTTCGGGCGATTGACTACGGCAAGGATCGTGTTTCGTCCAGCGGTACGGGCGATGCCCCGTTTGTAAACCCGGTGCTGAAAATCGTGATGCTTGAGCAGGAGATCAACGCTGAGATTGACAAGTATGTTGACCTGAAGCGTAAGATCACGGGCGAGATTCAAAGTTTGCAAGACCCGCAGTTTATCAAAGTGCTGTTCAAGCGGTATGTTGAATATAAGGGCTTTGATGATATAGCCAAAGATTTGAAGTGTTCGGAACGCAATGTTTACACGATCCACGGACAGGCACTAAAGGATTTCACAGAAAAAGTTTTGAAAATGTAAAAATTTGCAGTCTTTTTCATTGAACTTCATGTGTCAAGTGTGATAAAATATATAATGCAAGAAGCCGTAAAAGAAAACCTTTTACGGCTTTTTCTTTTGCCCGGTGAATCATCGTAACTGATCGTAGGCAGTCAGTGATCTTCCGTTCATCGGGCTTATTTTGTTTTAAGGGGGTGAATATCTTGAACGAAAGACAACAGCGATTTTGTGATGAATATTTGATTGACTGCAACGCTGTACAGGCGGCAATCCGAGCGGGGTATTCGCCTAAGACTGCCCGTTTTGCGGCAGAATGGATAAATGAGCGAAACCCACAAAAACCTACTTCAAAGTTCAACGCCGAAATGAAATCTTATATTGACGCAAAACTTGAAGCAATGCACAACGCAAAAACAGCGGACGCACAGGAAGTTTTGGAGTATCTAACCTCTGTAATGCGAGGGGAACACAAAGAACAGGTGCTAAAGCTGATCGGTGACGGTGTGCAAACGATCTCCGATATTGACGTTGGGGCTAAAGACCGTATCAAGGCCGCTGAACTGATTGGCAAGCGGTATGGAATGTTCAAGGATGGGCTTGCTGTTGAAGTCGAGCCTATCACGCTGATAAACGACTTAGCGGAATGAAGATTTCATTACAGAAAGCCGTAGGGCGCGGCTATGTGGACTTCTGGAACACGAAAGCCCGATACCGTGTGTGTAAGGGTAGCCGTGGATCGAAAAAGAGCAAAACAACTGCCCTGAATATGATTTATCGCCTGTTTCAATATCCAGAGAGCAACGGCCTTTGTGTTCGGCGTTTTTCAAACACTTTGCGCGATTCCGTGTTTTCGGATTTGAAATGGGCTATTCATAAGCTGGGAGTAGATGCGTATTTTGATTGCACCGTGTCACCTATGCAGATCACCCGGCGTTCAACCGGGCAGAAGATTCTTTTTCGAGGTCTGGACGATGGCTTGAAAATAACCTCTATTTCCGTTGATAAGGGCGTTCTGTGCTGGGTATGGATAGAAGAAGCCTATGAGATCAGCAATGAGGATGATTTCAACAAGCTAGATATGTCAATCCGTGGTGAAGTTCCACCGGGGTACTTCAAACAGCTTACACTTACGTTCAACCCGTGGAGTGCAACAAGCTGGTTGAAGCCCCGGTTTTTCGATACGCCGGATGATACAGTGTTTACCAAAACTACAACATGGGAGTGTAACGAATGGCTTGATGATGCAGACCGCAACATTTTCTTGAAAATGAAAGAAAACAATCCCCGCCGCTATCGCATTGAGGGTGCGGGAGATTGGGGCATTGCGGACGGCCTGATTTACACCAACGTCATTGTTGAAAACTTCGATGTTGACCAAATCCGGGCTATTCCCGGTATCAAATCCGCATTCGGCCTTGATTTTGGCTTTACTGATCCTAACGCTTTCACCGCTTGCATGGTGGATAACACCGCTATGAAAATCTATGTTTTCGATGAGTGGTATAAAACGGGGGTTACGAACAAGATCATAGCCGAACAGATCAAGCGCATGGGGTACGGTGGTCAACGCCTTATCTGTGATTCCGCCGAGCCAAAGTCCATTGCAGAATTGCAAGATGAGGGGCTAAGGGCTGAATCTTCCCGAAAGGGTAGGGACAGCGTAAACCACGGCATACAGTTGATTCAAAACTATCAAATCGTGGTGCATCCCCGTTGCGTGGAGTTCAAAAAAGAGATAGATAACTATTGTTGGGCGAAAGGCACAGACGGAAAGCCCACGGACAAGCCGGATCACGAATTTTCGCACGGTATGGATTCGATGCGGTACGCCGTTACCAAAGTGCTTATGCCTGATACATTCAGCTTTGATTAACTGGAAAGGGGGTGAACAACGTGAGTTTTGTAGATTCAATGATGTTCAAAGTTTCAAACCTGATTTTGCAGGGCGCGCAGATTTCCGACAAACAGTTTTTGGAACGTGAAATTGAAAAGTGGAAAGGTAGCCCACAGCGCGTTATGCAGATCAAGGGTCACTTGTACTACGACAACGATCACGATATTTTACACCGCAAGCGTCAGATGATCGGTGAAGATGGGAAGCTGGTTGACGTGGACAACGTGCCAAACAACCGCCTGATAGATAATCAGTTTGCAAAGCTGGTCAATCAGAAAGCTAACTATTTGCTGGGCAAGCCCTTTGTTGTTGATGGAGAGAATAAACAGTATGTTGAACTGTTAAAAGACGTGTTCAACAAGAAGTTTATGAAAACCCTGAAGAACGCCGGGAAACTTGCTCTTGAGTGCGGTATTAGCTGGTTATACCCCTATTACACCGAAACGGGTGAACTTGCCTTTAGGACGTTCCCCGGTTATGAAATCCTGCCGTTCTGGAAAGACACGGAACACACACAGCTTGAAGCCGCCGTGCGCCTGTATCTGGTGATCGGCTATCAAGGCACTACACCGACTGTCATTGAAAAGGTCGAAATCTACGACTTAGAGGGCGTTCACCGCTTCATTCTGGATGGCGGCGTACTGATTCCCGACTTAGAGGGAGCGGACAGCAACACCGCCCCGTATGCAAGCATGATGGACGAAAACGGCAATACCATTTCCCTGAACTGGGAGCGTGTGCCGCTCATCCCCATCAAGTACAATGATTGTGAAATCCCCCTGCTGAAGAAAGTAAAGACCTTGCAGGACGCGCTAAACGTCATGCTGTCGGACTTTGAAAACAATATGCAGGAAGATCCCCGAAACACTGTGCTTGTGCTGAAAAATTACGATGGCACGAACTTGGGCGAGTTCCGCAAAAACTTGTCTACGTTCGGCGTTGTAAAGGTGCGCACGGTTGACGGTGCAGACGGCGGGGTTGAAACGCTTGAAATTCAAGTCAATTCAGAGAATTACAAAGCTATCCTTGAGCTGCTGAAAAAAGCCATTATCGAAAACGGTATGGGCTATGACGCGAAAGATGATCGGTTGAATGGCAATCCTAACCAGATGAACATTCGATCCATGTATTCGGACGTTGACCTTGACGCTAACGATATGGAAAGTGAGTTGCAAGCCGCGTTTGAGGAACTGCTTTGGTTCATCAACACCCATTTTGCTAACTCCGGCATGGGCGATTTTAGCGGCGAGGATGTAACGATCATCTTCAACCGGGATGTTCTCATCAATGAGGGTGAAGTGATCCAGAACTGTAAAGATAGCGTTGGTATTCTGTCCGATGAAACCATTGTGGCAAATCATCCTTGGGTTGATGATCCCGCCGCCGAAATGAAGCGGTTGGAAGATCAGAAACAGAAAGAACAGGATCGCATTGCACAACAGCAATATGATCCGTTCGCACCCCCACAGCAACAGCAGGGCGGTGATCTGAACAATGACTAATGCGGAATACTGGAAACAGCGTTTCACACAGTTAGAAGCCGCTCAAAACCGCAAGGGTGCAACTGCTTATCTGGAAATGGAGAAGCAGTATAAAGCCGCGCAGAATGAGTTAGAAGCCCAAATAGCGCGGTGGTATCAGCGTTTCGCTGACAGCAACGGTATTTCTCTTGCACAGGCTAAACAATGGCTTAAAGGGCAGGACTTGGCGGAATTTAAGTGGGACGTAAAAGAGTACATCAAGTACGGCAAGGAAAACGCCATAAACGGCGCATGGATGCAGGAACTTGAAAACGCTTCTTCTAAGTTTCACATTTCCCGCCTTGAAGCCCTGCAAATCCAGACACAGAACAGCCTTGAAACCATGTTTGCACAGCAGTTGGGAACGATGAAAAAAGCGTTATCCGATGTTTACGCAAGCGGGTACTATCACACGGCTTACGCCGTGCAACAGGGCTTTGGGCTGGGCTGGGATATTGCCGGGCTGGATCAAGCGCAAATCGAAAAGGTACTGTCTAAGCCGTGGGCTGTGGATGGCTACAACTTTTCAACCCGTATTTGGAACAGCAAAACAAAGCTGATCGGAGAAGTTCACAATGAACTTTCAAAGAATCTGCTAACGGGTGCTGATCCGCAAAAGGCCATTGATTCCCTTGCAAAGAAGATGGGAACATCTAAGAGCAACGCCGGGCGGCTGGTAATGACCGAGCAAGCCTATTTCAGTAGCGCGGCGCAAAAGGATTGTTTCAATGATCTGGACGTTGAAGAATATGAGATCGTGGCAACGCTGGATTCTCATACTTCCGATATTTGCCGTTCACTGGATGGCAAAGTGTTCAAGATGAGCGATTACAAGCCGGGTGTTACCGCCCCGCCGTTTCACGTCTATTGCCGTTCCACTACCGCCCCACACTTCAAAGAAAATTTTGATGCAGGGGAGCGGGCGGCGCGTGGTGCGGATGGGAAAACCTACTATGTGCCGGACGATGTAACCTATTCCGAATGGAAAAAGGCTTTTGTGGACGGTGACAAGAGCGGGTTTGCTGAAATTCAGAAAAACCACTTCTCAAGGACTGAAAAACGTGGTACAATTAAGCCGAAAGAACAGAGTGAAGCCGCAAAGTTCATTGAACAGGCTTGCGCCACAGAGAACGTAGAATATAGAGCCGTTCAAGCACTCCCCAAACAGCTAACGTCTGATGAAATCATTGAACGTCTGGCGGGCGGTGATATGACACAGGGTTCTTGCTCTTCTCTGGCGTTCGCTTATATTGGCAACAAGAACGGCCTTGATGTTCTTGATTTCAGAGATGGCGGCAGTCGCCGAGTATTCTCCATGAATAAGAACATTATGAAGATGCTGGAACTTCCCGGTGTTGAGGGTTCGATCACCAAAGTTAAAAAAGAAGTTCAAGGCACGATTGACGTATTGAAAAATCTTGAACTGAACAAAGAATATTATCTTGCAACAGGCAAACACGCCGCCATTGTCCGAAAGCTGGACACTGGTTATCAATATCTGGAACTGCAATCTAAGTATCAAAACGGTTGGATGCCCTTTGAACGCTATGGTTCGATGGCAACAACCCTTAATAAGCGGTTTGGATGCCGAAAGACGGTTGATAAGTCGTTTGGTTATGTTTGGGAACGGACTGTGATTCTAATGGATGTTGATTCGTTCAAAGATAATGAAGAATTTGAACAGTTGCTAGGCTATATCAATACGGCAGTTGATAAACAGAGAAAGGGGGCGTTGGGCGATGTCCGATAACTGGTATAAAAACAATCCTACGGACGTTATTTGGTGGAAAGACACGCCGGACGGTGTGGGCGAATGGCTTTTTAGTTTCGACAAAAAGACTGTGTTCAATATGTTCGCTGACTACCCCAAAACCCTAACCCCGGAACAGAAACAGATTTTTGATAAAGAAAACCCCGAATGGGCGGACTTCTTCAAAGATCGCTAACTAAGCACTTTTGAAAGTTATCTTTCAAGGGTGCTTTTTTCATGCCATTTTAGATCGGAAGA